CAGCAGAAGCTCAAAAGCCTCGGCCATGCAGAAATGCAAGAGCTTTCTCGTCTTGCTGGCGTCCCTTTCACCACCCTCTGGAAGATCCGTGATGGCGTGACCAAAAATCCAGGTATTGAGACGGTCCGGGTTTTCCTGCCTCACATTGATAGCGCGCGAGCGCCAGCGCCTACCCAAGACCAAGCCACGCAGGGAGCCTAAATGTCCCTGGAACGCAAGGATGTGCGCTTCAAGCTGAGCGCTGAGGATCACGCGCGCCTCAAGGCGATCTGCGAGATCGAAGAGATCGAAGAGACCGACATGGACGACTTTGTCGAGGCCCTGGTGGTTCCGGTGGTGCGAAAGCGTGTTCATGAAGCCATTGAACTGGCCGACAAGCTCCAACGTGCGGGAATAACCGGGCATGGCCGGGAATACCCAGGGGAGGCCAGTCGATGACCTCTCCATTCAACTGGAACACCGGCGCGCCTTCCTGCCTGTACACGCCAGCTGGCCACCGCGCAGCCATTGCGCTGACGAAGGGCACCGGCGGCAAGGCCATGGACTCAAAGGGCAGGGCGCAGGTTGACCTGGCGCCGCATGCCAAGCAGTCCATCCACATCACAAGCCGGGCCGAATCCGACAAGACCCAGCGCATCAAGAGGGGGCCATCAATCTAATGGCACGCGCACGCAACATCAAACCCGGGTTCTTCAAAAATGAAGACTTGGCCGAATGCTCACTGGCATCACGCCTGTGCTTCGCTGGTCTCTGGACATTGGCCGACAGGGAAGGGCGCCTGGAAGACCGCCCCAAGCGGATTAAGGGTGAGCTGTTCGCCTTCGATTCCATAGAGGTGGAGCCCCTCCTGGTCGAGCTGCAGCGCTACGGATTCATCCAGCGCTATGTGGTGGAAAGCCGTGGTTTCATCCAGATCATTGCATTCCACAAGCACCAAAACCCCCATCACAAGGAGCCACCAAGCGCCATTCCACCGCCAGAAAGCCCAGGGTTTTACCCCCATGCAACAAACCAAGAATCCGAGACTGCCCCCGCGTTGCATGACGGTGAAACCCTAGACAAGACTGAGGCAAGCCCTAGTTTTTCAGGTGATGAACGCGCCAAGCATGGGGGTAAAACCGTGCTGAATCCTGATTCCGGATTCCTGAATCCTGATTCCACACTCCGCGATCCCCCCGAACCGAATCGCGCCACCAAAGCTGGCGCCGTGTGTGTCGTCATGAAATCCGAAGGCATGGGGCAGGTCAACCCTTCACACCCACTGCTCGTGCAGCTTCTGAGCCAAGGCGCAGAGATTGGGGAATTCGCGGATGCAGCGCGTATTGCTGTCGAGGGAAAAAAGGGGTTCAGCTATGCCCTGGCAATCGTGAAAAGTCGGATGGAGCAAACGGCTGAATTGGCAAGCGATGCCATGTCCAAGTCCAGAGCGAAATCAGGTGGCAGCGACTGGACCGGGAGCGCGCTGTGAACACTGCAACAGCCAAACCCTGGTACGCCTCCAACGCACGCGGCCTGCTGGAAAATCGCCGGGAAGGTCACACCCCTGACGCGCCGGTAAACGTCTCGCTCATGGGCGGTGAGTTCGACGACATTGCCCTGTTCGTTCGGCCCGACATGCCGGCCCAAATGCTCGACTGGCGAATGCTGGTCAACCTGGACGTGTGGCTGTGGGCAAACCCTTCGATCCCACTTGGCCAGGTACTCGCCACCGCCTCACGCATTGCGCATGCCAGGCCAAAAGAGCTGATCCTGCGCTTCGAGCAGGGCAACCAGATCCACGACATCGAGGTCGGCTCGGGCACACATCGCCCAGCCATCGCCGACATTGCGGCCGAGCACACCTTCACCTGGATGCCCATCAACCTCGGCGGCACGCCAATCGGCAAACGCCTGCGCGATGCGCTGCGCACCGTCCACAAACCCTGGAGCACCCTGTGAACCTCGTTCCCGACACCGTCGATTTCGATTCGTACTTCGCCGAGCATTCGGTGGACGCAGCCAAAGTCAAACCCGCATCCGACTGGGCCGACGCCGTGGTGGACCGGTTCTACGGCGAGAGTTCGGCCAAGACCTGGACGCCCATGGGCTTCACCAAGACCGATGGCAAGTTCGATTTCCGACCCGGTGAGCTCACGCTGTGGGCCGGCATCAATGGCCACGGCAAAACCACATTCGTGTCCCACGCCATGCTCAACGTCATGTCCACCGGGCAGCGCGTGTGTCTCATGTCGCTGGAGATGAAGCCCGCCGACAGCTTGGCCAAGATGACCCGACAGGCAGCCGGTACCGACAAACCCGCAATCCCGTACATCAAAGATTTTCACAAGTGGACCGACAAACGCCTGTGGGTGTACGACCACGTTGGCCGACTGGCCAGCAGCCGGGCCCTGGCCGTCGCAACCTACGTGCGCAAGGAGTTGCACATCGACCACCTGGTCATCGACAGCCTCATGAAATGCGGCATCGGTGTGGACGACCTGACCGGGCAAAAGGACTTTGTGGACGGCCTTTGCGCCATTGCCCGCGACACCGGCCTGCACATCCACCTGGTGTGCCACATGCGCAAGGGCGAGAACGAACGCATTGCACCGGGCAAGTTCGATGTGAAGGGCGCCGGCGAAATTACCGACCTGGCCGACAACTGCGTGATCGTCTGGAAGAACGTGCGCAAGAGCGACAAACCCGACCAGGAGGCCCAGAGCGAGGAGCCCGATGCGTACATGCGCATCGCCAAGCAGCGGCACTTTTCGTGGGAAGGCAGCTTCGCGTTTTGGTTCGACCGCGCCAGCCAGCAGTTCCTGGAATTCGACCGGGCACGCCCGACCTACATCGACCTGAACCCGACGCTGGGGATGATGTGAGCCAGCCAACAAAACCCAATTCGGTGCTGGTGCTCAACAGCGCACCTCTCCTCGCGCGCGCATTTGTCGTCGAACTGCTCTACGGCGTGCCACCTGGCGCAAACCCCGTGCGCATCAGCGTGCAGCCAATCGAAGTCATCAATTTCACGGAGGAACCCACATGCTCGTCATCGGAGTAGACCCAGGCCTGACCGGCGCCATTTCCCTGCTGTGCTCGGAGCGCGGCCTGCTCGAATGCGAGGACTTGCCGACCTGCGGCAATGGCCAGGAGACCGGCAATATGCTGCGCTGGATCGACGCCACGGCGCTGCAGGCCATGCTCAGGGACTGGTCTGCGCGCCACGGCTTTGCCGAGCGCAGCGTGCATGCCTGCATCGAGCGGCCCATCCCCATGCCAACGCTTCCGGCACAGACGGTGGCAAGCCAGTTCGACACCTTTGGCGTGATCCGCGCCCTGGTGGGCGGCCGCGTGGCGCTGGGTGGCATGACGATCATCAACCCCAGGGATTGGAAGAAGCTGTTCGGCCTGGGCACCGACAAGGACGCCAGCCGGGCCACGGCAAAGCGCCTGTATCCGGACGCGCCGGTCACCCGCGTGAAGGACCACAACAGGGCAGAAAGCGTGCTCATTGCTCACTGGCTTCTCAAGGAGGTCGCGTGATGGTTGTTCTCAAACCGAAAGGCCGGGGCAACTGGCGCACCAGCACCTTGCACATCGAGGGCGCGCACCAGCTGCCGCTTCTGGTCGCAGTTGGCCAGCTCATCACCATCGGCGGCGTGGTGTTCCGCATCTGCGGCGTGAAGCCGTGAACCAATTTTTTGAGGGAGAACCCATGTCGCAGCAACTGGCCAACGGCTACCGGATCAACTGGTGGCAAATCATCGAGGACTTGCGCCGCACTGGCCTGAGCGTGGAAAAGATCTCGGAGACCACCGAAATCCCGAAGTCCACGCTGCTCGGATACCGCAACCTGGACGCCGAGCCCAAGCATGCGGACGGTGAGCAACTCAAGCAGCTTTGGCTGCGCCGTATGGTGCCGCCGCTGCCGGTGAAGGCCGGTGATGTGCGCAGCCGCCGGGCTGGCCAGGACTGAAAGTCGGGAAACCGACCGGGCACCGAAACGACACTGGCGGCCACTCCCCAGGACAAACCTCGCAAAGGAACTCGACCCATGGCAACCAAGCGCACACCGCAAATCCCTGGCGCAGCCCCCGCTGATGCCGAGCAGCAGCCCGACGAAACACTGGCGGCCACTCCCCAGGACGAGCCCGTGCAGAGCGCTTTGCCCCGTGCCTGCGACATCGATGCGACCAAGATCAGCCGCTCTGTGCTCACGCAAGACGGCTGGGTCTGCCCGGCTTAAGGAGCTGCAGCCATGTGCGGATTGATTCAAAGCATTTTCGGCGGTGGCGCCCCCAAGATGGCCCCGGTGGTGGATGCTGCCGCGCAGCAGGAAGCAGCTGACGCCAAGGCCACACAAGGCGCCAATGCCAAGCTGGCCGCGCGCAACCGCCGCCGTGGTGCCAGCCTGCTGGCCACCGGTGCTGGCGACACGGGCCTGGCCCAGTCTGCGCCCGCTGCAAAAACCGTTCTGGGGGCCTGATGGCCGCTGATCCGGTCAAGATCATCAAGCGCCTGGACTCCCTCAAGTCCAAGCGCTCCACCTTCGAGTCGGACTGGCGCGATTGCTTCGACCTGACATTCCCCGAGCGTGGCTCCGGCCTGTCGGGGGAGGTGATCGACAGCACCCAGGCCCGCAGCAAGACAGCCGCCCGGTTGGACTCCACGGGCACCGATGCAAGCCGCATCCTGGCATCCGCGCTGATGTCGGGCATGACCCCGGCAAACTCCCGCTGGTTCGCGCTCGATGTGGGCAACGAGACCGACGAGGAACGCAAGTGGCTGGACGCCGCAGCCGACACGATCTGGGAGAACATCCACGCGGCCAACTTCGACGCGGCCGCCTTCGAGTGCATGCTCGACGTGGTGCCCGCTGGCTGGTGCGTGCTGTTCACCGATGTCAACCGCATGGCCGGTGGTGGCTACGCCTTCGAGCAGTGGCCCATCAGCGAATGCTTCATCGCCAGCACGCGCCAGGATGGCCGGGTGGACACCGTGTACCGCAAGTACAGCCTGTCCGCGCTGCAGGCCGCCGAGACCTTTGGCCTGGACAATCTGAGCGACAAGGCCCGCGACAAGGTGCACAACAAGCCCGACGACATGATCCAGTTCGTGCGGGCGGTGGAGCCCCGCAAGGTGTACCCGCCCAATGCGAAGCTCTCGCGCAACCTGCCATTCGCGTCGATTGATGTGGAGGTCGATGGCAAGCACCTGGTGCGTGAGCAGGGC